ATATTGCTGGAAAGGGGCAAAGATATTTCTCATCTTCCGACAAGAAATATTATAAAAACTATAATGATGCTTTAGCTGCAAGAAATTCTAGAAGAGGTGTAACGAAACCATCACCAACACCAGCTCCTGCATCTTCAGGACCCGCAAGAACACCAGCACCAGTAAAATCTCCACCTAAACCAAGTCCATCCACATCATCTACTTCGTCAACTAGTGGTTTTGATCCATATAAAAACTTGAACGTAGATTTTCTTTCAAAAACTAATGATGCGGCATCAAATCCAAATACAGGAACAACTGCATTTAAACCCCCAGGAACTTCACCAACACCTACCGAAATGACTTCAACCTCTTCTAATAAAAAAGACAACATCAATAGAGCAACAGGCTCTAGCAAGCCTGGAAGCACCTATGAGGCATTTGACTTCGTTCTGGATTACCTGACCTCTGAGGGGCACGTAGACACCTTAGACGAAGCTCTATATGTCATGATGGAAATGGATTCTGATACCATTCAGGATATTTGTGAGGCTCATTATGGAACAGCAAAAGGTCGCAAAAAACTTGCTAAAAAAGTTCGTGCTGGAAAAGATGTTGGAAAACCTGGCGGTGGATTTGAAGCAATTGTAGATAAAGCATCTCCAAAATATGGAAAGAAAAGAGCAACTAAAATTGCTGCCGCTGCCATGTGGAAAAATCTAGGTAATTGAGTAAACTATAACATACTTGAAAAGGGGCTTGACAAGCCCCTTTTTTCTTGCTAGAATCGCTTTGCTAAGGATGAAGGATAAATAATATCTCTAAGTTACTTAAAGAGATATATGAGTTATGAGAACCCCTGGAGATATCAGGGACAGGTTTTTGAGTCTGATCATATTCAAGATAACTTTGGTTTTGTATATCTCATATCTTGTACTAAGAACAATCGTAAATACTGGGGTAGAAAGTACTTTTGGTCTTTTAGAACTCCTCCAGGTAAGAAGAGAAAAGTAAAACAAGAATCAGACTGGAAGAAATACTACGGTTCTTGTCCAGAGTTAAAAGAAGATATTAAAAAGTATGGAAAAGAGTTTTTCAATAGAGAAATCATAAGTCTTCATAAAACAAGAGGTGATTGTAATTATGAAGAAACCAAACAACTTTTCTTAAATAATGTTTTAAAAGAAGCTTTTGAAGATGGTACGTCAGCATATTATAACAGCAATATTCTTGGTAGATATTTGAAGAAAGATTATGGAAATTTTATCTAAATAATTTTAGAGTTATAAAATAAAAATGATAGGACCTAAAAAGAAACCACAGGACTTTGGATTTAAAGATGGTGATACTCATTTAATTGTAAATGATGTCACAGAAACTATGAAAGCATATGATTTTAAAGGAACGCTACTTTGGGAAATTCCTTGTTTAGCAAGAGGTCAAGGTAGTGATTATGAGTTCAAGTTGACGAATACAGATACTCCTCCAGGTCTTTATAAGATTGGAGCAATCTACAAGGATTATGAGAATAATCCAAATCCACCTTATGACAGAACTTTGATGGCATATGGATGGTATTCTTTTGATCTTGAAGAACTAGAAGGTCAAGAAAATAAGTATAGTCGTGGTGGCATTATGATTCACGGTGGAGGAAGTGCAAATGGTTGGCCTGGAGCATGGGCAGCAAAACAACCACTTGTAAGCACTCATGGATGTGTAAGAGTTTATAATGAAAATCTTCGTGATAAGATTCTTCCTCTGACTAAAAAAGGTAAAGTATTTGTCTCAGTTTATCAGGAAGGTTGAAAATGGTTGACATTAAATTTACAGACGCTGCTGAATTTTTTAATAACGAACCTCAGCAAATTGATGCCTTTGAGTATCTTCAAAAGAATACTTCATTAGCAGTTCAGGAAGAGTTTCAAAAAAGATTTAGAAATAAACCTACTCCTCCCGTAAGAAAACTTCCACAACCTGGAGTTGACTTAATTAAGGAATTTGAAGGATGTATTCTAAAGGCATATTACGACCCTCTTACGAATGGTTTGCCAATCACAATTGGTTGGGGAAGTACTCGTAGAAGAGATGGTTCTAGATTTATGATTGGAAATAAAATCACTCAACAAGAAGCAGATGATCTTCTTTGTTATCAATTGGAAACTGATTATTTACCTTCTCTTGAAAAAATTCCATTTTGGAGTCAAATGAATGAAAATCAAAAAGGAGCACTTCTTTCTTTTGCTTATAATCTTGGTGCTGGTTTTTATGGATCCTCTGACTTCAATTCAATCACTCGCGTTCTTCGCAACAAAGAATGGGATCTAGTTCCTGATGCTTTGTATCGTTATCGTAATCCTGGAACAAATGTAGAAGCAGGACTAGCAAGAAGAAGAAAGGCAGAAGGTTCCTTGTGGAATAAAAAAGTATGAAAAAATATCTTTTATTTCTTATTTTATTATGTTCAGTTCCTGTATATGCTGATGTAATTACTAAAGTTCATGATGGAGATACTATTACAACAATCTCAGGAGAGCATATTCGTCTTGCTTGTATTGATGCTCCTGAGATTACAAACAATAAGCATGGAAAAGCAGATCTAGTAAATGGTATTCCATCTAGAGATTGGTTGAAATCTCAAGTCTTAGGTAAAGATGTTAAAATTCAAAGAATTACGAAAGATCTGTATGGAAGAACAGTTGCAAGAGTTTTTCTTTCAGATGGAACTGAAGTGAATCAATTATCTGTAACTACACATCATTCTGTGATTTATATGGGAAATTCTTGTCCTTGGGCGAAGCACTGAATTATTCTTTGTGAGCCATAACTAGAATTTTATACATAATCCAAGTAACGACAATCATTCCAACACCGAGCATAATATTTACTGACCAAACAACGTCGCTCATAATCTACCCTCCTGCTGATGTATCCAAGTTTTGAGTTCATTTAAATATTGTCTTAACATATCTGCTTTTTGTAGATGCCAAATATCACCACTCTTGAAATACTCATGAGTGTGACTATCTATTGCTTTTAGAATTTGATGTATGGGAGCATTCCAAGGCTCACGCTTTGGAGTATTCCATTCTCTTGGCATACAACCTCACTTTTTCTTACCGCCGTTTTTTGCCTTTTTGGCAGTTGCATTTCCTTGATTCTGCTTGGTTTGTTTTCCACCAGCAGATCCCTTTTTGCCCTTATTTGCTGACTTGGACATGTTCGTGTTTTCATAACATCTTATTTAGGTGTGCCACTTTTCAAACTGGCCTCTTGACAAAACCTAAATATTAACTTATTATGTGTAGACCCACGTAAAGGTGGGTTTTTTATTATGAGTCTTTGACTTGAAATTAGAGCCGTGGAGATTGCCCTCTGAGAAGAGGGGTAAGCCCTTTCTTTAGACGGATGTAGAGTTCTATTAATTTAAATGCTTAAAAACCTAACAAATGTGACCGTAGCTCTTCTAGGTACGGTTGCAACATCAGCGGCAACACTGCCAACACCGAGTTTTGCTTCTGCTTCTTCTATTGATACTCAGCAACCATTTTCAATTATTCAAGAAGAACCAGTAAAAACTCAGGAGACAGCGACCAAAGAGGTTGCTCCGAAACCAGAAAAACCGAAAGAAATGCGGTTAGTTTGTAAAGGGTGTAATACATACGAATCTCTTGCTTTGGAATTTCTTCAAAGTCGTGGGGTTACGGATAAGAATGCCCTTGCTACCATCATGGGAAATATTCGTCAAGAATCCACATTCATTCCGAATATTTGTGAAGGTGGCGCAAGAGTTTCCTACAATAATTGTAGGAATGGTGGTTATGGTCTGATTCAGTGGACTGATTCTGCAAGATATAATGGTCTTGGAAATTTTGCATACAAAACAAATACAAATCCATCATCTATTGAGACGCAGTTGAATTACATGATTCATGAACCTGATTGGAAAATGATTGAACAACGCATGATGCAACCAGGAGGAACCATTAGTGATTATATGCGAGTTGCAAGACAATGGATTCGTTGGGGTCATCATGGAGCGAGAACTAACTTTGCGTATGATTATGCAAAACGACTAGTTCTTACTGAAGTTTGATGATTTGTGGCACCCTCTGGGTGCCTTTTTTAATAAATAATAAAAGATATTTTTAGTAGAATAAAATGACTGCTAGTAACGATTATTATCTAGACGAAAATATTTTAGATTACATTAAAACTGCTATACAAAGAAGAAAAGAAAATGCAGCAATAAAACGAAGAAAAGTTGAACATGAACTTGGAAAACCACATCCCAATACAAGGCGTATTCCAGTTCGTGCCTACTCTGAAGAATTTTGTGATATTTTACTTTCTTATCTTTTAGATGAGGGATATGTAGATAATGTAAAATCTGCAGAAATGATAGTGGAAAATATGAGTGAGGGATGGATTGAATATATTCTTGACGAGCAAAATGTAAGGGGTGCTGGAAGAAGGGTTGGAGATAGGATAACTGGAAACGATATTCGTTCAGTTACTCGTGGAGGTGGTGATGTTTATAAAAAACCAAAATGGAAAGATAAAGTAGAGGTGAGAGTTGACAGACAAGATGGCACTGCAGCTGATATGAGAAGATCGGATGCGCAAAATAGAAACTCAAATGGAGAGCATGAAAATGCTGATGATAATGCTAGAAGAAATCGAATTCCATCTGGGCAACCAAGAACTATTCCAACTGGAAGAAGATTGAGAGATAGAGCAAGAAATCGTTAAATTTAATGAATTTTAATTTCAACTTCGGCAATAAGAAACCTGACATAAAGACTTATGCCATTGTTGGAATTGTTTTAAGTTCTTTGATTGCTTTTCTTTCTCAATGTACAGGTATTCCAGAATTAACACTCTGGGATTTATTTGATGAAGTTCAAAGAGAAGTAAAACCAGGAACGATGTTGAATGATTTTATTGTTCATCATCCTGAAAAGTTAAAGAGAAGAATTACCCGAGATGTGGATCGGGCAATTCGGGATTACGAGGACTTGACAGGCGACCGTGGCCGTGTTAAGCTTCCTTCACCGAGATACATCGAAGAGCCCATGAACGACAGCGAATGTCGCTCAAAGGAATGTCGATCTCTCGGTCCTCCTATGAGACTTTGTTCTCCTTGGTGGGATGGGTGTCCAGACACTTCTAAAGCTGTCACAGACCCCTTGACAAAACCCTGAAAACAGGGTATATTGTTTACATGCCTCAGTAACTCAGTGGACTAGAGTATCCGCCTTCTAAGCGGTTAGCCGTAGGTTCGAATCCTACCTGAGGCGCTTGACTCTTCGGAGTCTATTACACAATATAACTTTTTCAAAAAAAGTTGTATAAATAAAACACTTAGTCAAATAACAATGACCCGATTATCGTCAGCAACACCAACATTTACATATCCACTCGGACATGTATCCGCATGGGATCGCTGCGGCAATATTGCGAGTCAATCCCCTTCTGCAAATATGATAGATTAAAAAGATCTAACATAAATGCATAAGGGGAGGAAACCAAAAGTTCCTCCCCTTTTTTGTTGGTTGTGACAGTTCCCAAACCGTCCCTCCGACTTGACACTCAGACCCAAGGGTGTTATTCTAAGTGAGTGGTCGAGAGATCACCAAGAACCTTGACAACTCAATATTCACCTTTATTATCGGGTCTGTAACTCAATGGTAGAGTAACGGGCTTTTAACTTGGAAGTTGTGGGTTCGAATCCCACCAGACCCATTAGATGATTCAGCAATTTCATACTTTCTTTTAGGTAGAAACAAAAATCATCTAGTTTCGGAAGTGTGTCTCCTGTCGGCAATATGTGGGGTCTCCGTCTGTAAAACGGATACATAGGAACCATCGGGGGTTCGACTCCCTCCACTTCCACTTTGGGGGATTAGTTTAGTGGTAAAACGGATGCTTTGCAAGCATTTGTCACCAGTTCGACTCTGGTATTCTCCACTTGCGGAATTAGTTCAGTGGTAGAACGCAACCTTGCCAAGGTTGATGTCATCGGTTCAAATCCGATATTTCGCTCCATTTGGCCTCTTAACTCAGCGGTTAGAGTGTCTGCCTGTCTAGCAGAAAGTCAGGGGTTCAAATCCCCTAGAGGTCGTCGTCCCTATACTTTTTCAGTTTTGTATGTGGGCAGTATTGACAAACTGATAGAAATATCTATATTATAAAGATTCCCATAGATATTTCTTATGGAGAGAGTCCGGTTGGTCGAGGGAGCAATCTTGAAAATTGTCGGGTGTTAAAGCCTCGCAGGTTCGATTCCTGTTCTCTCCGCTTGGCGTAGTAGACAAATTGGTAAAGTCACCATCCTTTCAAGATGGATATTTTGCGGGTTCGATGCCCGTCTACGCTTCTTCCTCTTAATTGAGGATACTTATAATCCCTTATAGCTCAACTGGCAGAGTAGGCGGCTGTTAACCGCTTGGTTCCTGGTTCGAATCCAGGTGGGGGAGTTGCTTCTTATGAAGCATACTTGACAATTTTATGTTTATCTCTTATAAATATTTGGGAACACTAAACAAAGTCCCAAATATGAGAAAATGTAAAATGTGTGGTGAAATCAAAGAACTATCTTATTTTGCTAACGCGGGAAAAATAAATGGAGTCGATTATAAAAGGTATCTATGTATTCCATGTTATTCTATATCCAAAAAACCCCGCAAAGAAAAATTAAAAAATGATTTTATAGAGTGGAAAAAAACACTTAAATGCAATCGTTGTGGTTTTGATGATTATCGTGCATTGCAATTTCATCATTTTGATGAAAAAATGCACAATATATCTCAAATGGTGTCGGAAGGATTTAACTTGAATAAAATTCAAGAAGAAGCAAAAAAATGTGAAGTTCTTTGTGCTAATTGTCATCAAATTCATCACTATGAAGAACGGAGTATCGCCTAACTTGGTCATGGCACCTGCTTTGGGAGCAGGAATAATTTCGGTTCAAATCCGAATACTCCGACTTTGGGAACATAGCTCCAATTGGTAGAGCACATGCCTGAAGAGCATGGTGTTATCGGTTCAAATCCGATTGTTCCCTCCACAATGGAATCGTAGCTCAGTGGTAGAGCACACGGCTGATAACCGTGCGGTCACAAGTTCAAGTCTTGTCGGTTCCACTTGGGATATTGCGTGAAGTGTGGTATAATATAAATATTTATACTCATCCAATATGCCATATATGGAAAACAGGAAACCAAATACAAAGTGTTGCATATGTGAAACACCAATCTATAGAAGACCTAGTAATCTTAAAAAGACTAATGGTAAAGCATATTGTGGACAAGAATGTTATGGTATTTCCTGTAGAAAAACAAAACCTTGTGTAGTTTGTGGAGAAGAAATTCTCGCATCTAAACATTCCAAAACTTGTTCTAAAGAATGTTTTGACTCTTATTTAAAATCTTCTGATAGAAATTTTTGCCTTGGAAGAAAACCAGGAACTTCTACTAAATGGGGAACTCGTTCCTTTAGAAAAAGAATTTTAGAAGAAAGGGGGAACTGTTGTGAAGTTTGTGGTTATGATAAGTCTCCAGTTTTGACTATTCATCACATAGTTGAAAGATACTTAGGTGGCGATGATTCAAATGCAAATCTTTTAGTTTTGTGTAGAAATTGTCACGGAGAAGTTCATACTGGAATCTTGAACAAAACAAGTGAAGATTTTTCAAAACTACTTGAGGAAAATGCAACTAAGTGGTCTTAGTATCCGCCTGCTAAGCGGACTGTCTTAAAACGGCAAAGGTTCAATTCCTTCATTTTCCGCCTTGGAGAATTGTCCGAGAGGCTTATGGTGCAATCTTGGAAAGATTGTGGGTGTAAAAGCCCCAGAGGTTCGAATCCTCTATTCTCCACTTTGGTTGTGTAGTTCAGACGGTAGAACGCTTCTCTCATAAGGAAGTCGTCGGTGGTTCGATTCCACCTACAGCCACTGTGTAGGTAGCATAATCGGTTAATGCGCTAGATTGTGAATCTAGTTTATACGAGTTCAAGTCTCGTCCTACACCCTTGCCTCCAAAGCATTGTGGTGATGCGCCACTCTTGTAAAGTGGATACGACAGTTCGATTCTGTCTGGGGGCTCTTTGGGTTTGTAACTCAACGGTAGAGTAGCTGACTCTTAATCAGAAGGTTGTGGGTTCGATTCCCACCAAACCCATATGTCCCAGTAGCTAAGTGGTAAGGCGGAAGTCTGCAAAACTTCTAATCGTCGGTTCAAATCCGATCTGGGACTCCACAATCCGAAGTGGGATAAAGGCAATCCGTCTGGTTTTGGCCCAGAAGATTACACGTTCGAGTCGTGTCTTCGGAATTACCTCTTATGAGGTAACAATCTATCCAACACATCGGGGCAGTACCGATTATCTCCATTACGCGGGGGTAAAATAGAATCGACTGGGTAGAGGGTTCTGAGAATAAATCTCAACAACATCGTATCTTTCCGCAGAACTGCTGTTGCCGTTTGAGCAACAGCACTTTGAGCGAACTGGGGAGTAATCCCCTTTCTTGTCCGTGTAGCCCAATTGGCAGCAGGCACTATCTTGAGGGGGTAGACAGTGCGAGTTCGAATCTCGCCACGGACATTGACATTCTAAGATGCCTCTGGTATTCTTGGAAAGTCATCAAGGGCGTGTAGCCCAATCGGCAGCAGGCACTTGCCTTAGAAGCAAGACAGTGGAGGTTCGAATCCTCTCACGCCCATCGGATAAGTAATTATCCAAAAGCCCACGTAGCCCAATCGGCAGCAGGCAGGAGTCTTAAAAACTCTACAGTGTGAGTTCGAATCTCACCGTGGGCATTGACAATCTGGGGGTTGTACCTTATAATTGTCAAGTTAAAGCGAGTGAGACTTGGTAGTCAGAGGAGTCTTATAAACTCTTTCCGCCAGATTAGCGGCTTTGAGGTGGTTCGAATCCACCCACTCGTATTGCTATTTGTAATAGCAAAACGCACCTAATATAAATAGGTATATGTATATCTTCATAACATCATAATGCTTACTACTATTACCACTTGCCAAGGTTGTGGATGTGATATTCTTAATGAAAGAATAACAAAAGGACGACTAAAAAAATGGTGTAGTAATTCTTGTAGGTTAAGATGGCGTTATCAAAATGATCCTATCACAGTAAATAGAAACACTTATACTCAACAAAAAGCAAGAGGTTATTCCAACAAATGGAAAGCTCTTCAATACAAAGGTGGTAAGTGTCAAAATTGTGGTGAAGATAGACCAGCAACTTTATGTTTTCATCACAGAGATCCTTCTAAAAAAGAATTAAAACTTGATGGTAGGTCTTTTGCTAATAGAAAATGGGATACTATTAAAGAAGAAGTAGATAAATGTGATCTTCTTTGTCACAACTGTCATCATATATTACATTATGGGAATAGTTGGGGAGAGTTTCTGGAAACGCTGGTTTAGCTCTCTGGAGAAAGCACTGCCCTCATAAGGCAAGACAGGTCGGTTCGATCCCGACAACCAGCACTTGACAATCTAAGGTTCATTCCTTATGGTTGTTTCAACAGACGGAAGCGTGGCGTAATCGGTAGCCGCACCGCACTTAAAATGCGTTGGTCTTAGACCGTGGGGGTTCGAGTCCCCCCGATTCTATATGCCGAAATGATCAAATTGGAAGAGGTGCTCGCCTCAAAA